ATGAAAAGTCCAAAAGACACTGATCACGAAAAACCAAATTCGAAACGAATTGAAGTTGAATTGCTCGACTTTGATCCGGAAAACCCACGCTTTCCGCCAGAGATTGCGAGCGGTCCAATTGAACAACTGGTTGAGCGTTTTGTCCGCGATGAACGCCTTCTTGAAATTGTCACGTCTATTGCCGATCAAGGGTACTTCGAAGGTGAGCCTCTCCTTGTCACGAAGAACAATGGAAGATTTCATGTCATTGAAGGGAATCGGCGTCTGGCCGCGCTCAAACTTTTGAACCGGCAAGTCGATGTACCGGAGGGGCGCCCCTCTATTGATGAAGTGGTCGAGAATGCAAAGAACCGTCCCCAAGAAGTCCCTTGCCTGGTTTTCTCAGAAAGCCCCCAAGTGTTGCGTTACTTGGGATTTCGGCATATCACGGGGATCAAGTCTTGGAGTTCTCTGCAGAAGGCTAGGTATCTCAAACGCTTAAAAACTACCTTCTACCAAGAAATGACAGGAAAAGACCTGCTTGTTCGATTAGCTAGAGAGATTGGAAGTCGATCCGATTACGTCGGCCAAATGCTCGCTTCCCTTAACGTCTACGAGCATGCCGAAAAACAAGGGTTCTATAAAGTCAAAGGCCTCAATCCTGAGGAGATTGATTTTTCTGTTTTGGGAACTGCATTGTCTTACTCGAGCATTGCAGAATTCACAGGCTTGGATGGCCGCCAAGATATGGAGGGGGTTAACCTCTCCGATGAGAATTTAAAAAATCTGCTCTCGTGGATGTTCGTTGCTAGAAGTAACCAAAAATCCATCTTGGGGGACTCCAGAAATCTCAAAAAGCTCGCCGCAGTGGTTGAGTCGAAGGATGCGATCAATATTTTGGTTAAAGAAGGCAATCTGGATAGCGCGTATCAACTCAGCAAGGGGCCTGCCCAAGCTCTCAACCTTGCATTGAAAAACATAGAAAAAAGGCTGAAAGACGCTTGGGATTGGATGCCGTTGATAGATAGCCCTGAACCCGGTGACGATGAGCGCGCCGACGGTATTCGCAAATTGGCACATCAACTCAGAGACGCGATCCGCTCTAAAAATGCAGAGCACGAAGATGATTGACCAAGTGCTCAAAAACTTGACGAATCCACCAAAAGCGGGAAGCCATGAACTGTACCGGTGGTGCGATTACATTGAACTTCGTTGCCTCACACACAAGGACCATCGGTTTTCGCGTGACGGACTGGTTGAGTCGATTGCTGAAAACGCTGATACAAATTCAGATGATTCTCTGATCGATCAGGAAGAAGACGAACTGGATGAGCCGACAGCCACAATCAGCGAGACTGATGCTGCAATCGTCAATGACAAGCACGAACAACATTCCGCAAATTGCTTCAAACACTTGCGCTGGAGAGAAAAAGCTTTTTCAGAATGCTGGCCTTTCACTCTCGACGAACATGCTTTTGAAATTCGCATCAAACCCGAATTGACTGAAATACAGCGCTTTTACCTCTCCCTGCTGCTGTCTGCATCGCTCAGCTATGTTCCCAAAAAACGGTGGCGAGGACTGACGGGACTACTTGAAAAGGCGTCTACCGAAATTATGAAGCGTTTGATGCCAAATGGCGCTGAAGTTCATCCTTTTGGCGCAGCAGAAACCAAGCGCTATACAGGACACCTGTTTGATCGCTTGACCAAATTGGCAAATGATGTTCGTGGCTCACTCGAATTAAAAAAACACCACTTTGCAGAGCATGATTCGGGAGACAGCGGATTGGATGTGGTTGCTTGGCATGGACTTGGCGATGAACGCAAGGGAATTCCTATTGCCTTTGCACAATGTGGATGTACTGCGTCCGGTTGGCCTAACAAGATGCTTGAGGCATCCCCGGCCAGGCTTGCAGGACACCTAAATACATTCCATGAATGGGCTACCTACTATTTCATGCCGCTAGACCTCTCTACAGAAGTTGACGATGTGATGGACTGGCAGATGTTTTCTGACTTCAGTCGCGCAATTGTCATTGACCGCATGCGATTCGTGCGATTGACATTGGCCTACGACATCCCTCCCGCACCAATAACCGCATACGAATACGTCAATGAAGCACACGCTTTACAGCTAAGTTAGGTGCGACCGTACCAACAACACGCTTTCGCTGAGGCCAGCTATAGCCTCAGCGAGTCAACTTCGAGGGGTATCGGGAACAATCATCCCCACACGTTGGGCAAGGCTTTCACCACGGCCTCAAACAGTGGGGGCGGTACCGCATTGCCGGCCACCTTGTAGCGCATGTCGAGGCTACCGGCGAGCGTGTCCGGAAACACGAAATCATTGGAAAACCCCTGTAGGCGTGCAGCCTCTCGGTAGCTAAAGCGACGTGCAGGAGCATCACTCTCAAATGACCAGACGTTATGCTCCAGCTTTTTGAGGGCAGGGCTCATGGGGTGCAGCGGCATGTGACGCGGGTTGGCCACGATGGTTTTGGAGACCTCATGCCAGTCGCGGCGGCGGTTACGGCTGAGGTAGTACCAGTGGAAGTCGCGCGCATAGAACTCACCCTCGGGCCAAGCTGGCAAGTCGGCAATGGCTTGCTCAATGGTCTTGTGCGGGTTGTCCCTGCCAAGACCATGGGTAGGCAGAGGGAACTGGTATTCGAGTCCCAAATCTTCTCGCACCCCGACGATGAAGATGCGCTTGCGCTCTTGGGCCACCCCATAATCCATGGCGTTGAGCACTTCGGCCTTAACTTTGTATCCCGCCTCAGCAAACACCTTGAACTGGTCTTGAAGCAGGTGAGCAAAGTTTTGGCGCACCATGCCTGATACGTTCTCCACTACAAAGGCCTTGGGCCGGATGGTGCGCAGGGCCCGAGCGAACTCTAGGTACAGGGTGTTGATTTTGGCCGAAGGCTTTCTGACACCGCCCTGGCTGAATCCCTGGCAGGGATAACAGCCCACCAATAACTCCGCTTTGGGAAAGGTTTCGATCTTGGCAATGTCCTTGACTACGTAATCGGTCTCTGGGTGATTGGCCAAATAAACGTCCCGCGCATAGGACAGCTTGTCATTGGCCATGACCACTTCAAAACCGGCAGCAACAACTCCAGCGTCACTGCCGCCGCAGCCTGAAAACAGGGAAACCGCCTTCACGGTTGAACCCCACATCTCTGATTGTTTTTTGCCATGTGCTCCTCTTTATTACAATTTTATCGCCAAGTCAAGGAAAAATGGTTGACCCTACTTTACCCAATTCATATGTCCGCAATGGCCTGGAATTTGGCATGCTGCTCACTCCACAGGCTCGGGATGGTGTGTTTGGTGAACCAGTGCAAGTTCAGCCCCTTGGGCTGGGTGCCTTGAAGGATGCTGTCGATGATTTTGGGATCCAGCAGCGTCAAGCGCATGCATTCGTTGACCGTAGCCTGATCCAGGCCCTCCTGCCGGGCAATTTCAACGCCACTGCGGACGATGCCCTCGTCGATGAGCCGCTGCCAGTAAAAGGCCCGTGTGAGCCCTTCAACCAGTTTGGTGTCCGGTAGCTGGGCGTGGTCTTTGATCACCTGGGCGACGTTTTCCGGGGGCTCAACAACGCTGCGCCCGCCGCGTTTGACGAACTTCAGTGGGATGAACGTGCTGAACTCCAAGTGATTCGAGGTGGTGGCCACGCTGTTGCCCACCGACTGTGCGTTATTCATGCGATCTCCAATTCACGCAGGTCATATTCCAGTTGTTCATATCCGGCCAGGTTCTTGGGCGGAAGGCCGATCAGTGCGCCCCAGGCCTCAAATCGCCAGTCCACATGCAGGCCTTCTGGGGCGACGGTGATGCGTTTGATCAGCGTGCGCACGATGTCCTGTTTGGCTTGCGTGGCCAACTGGTCCCATATGCCAGCCGTGTTTTTGAAGAAAAGCACCATGGCCTCAGGTTCGGTCAACTTGGGGTTGAGGCTGCACACCTGCTCCCAGCATTTGTGGACCATCTGACCGGAGCGCAAGACCTCGAGCACCTTCTCCATCACGGATTTCTCGATGCCTGCTGCTGGCAGATTGGCAAATTCCACGGTGCCAGCCCCCATCTTTTGGTTCTTGTTGACCACGTAGTAGCGGTACAGCTTGCCGCTGGTCTTGCGGGTGGCCATCGGCAGGTAGAGGTCCCCATCGGCCGTGAACATCATTCCGCGCAACAAAAAGCCGTGCCTGCATTTCTGACCGAAGGTGTCGCGAGCCCGGTCCCGGCTGTTTTGGGCCATGATTTCTTGCACGCGGTCCCATTGCGACTGGTCTATCAGGGCCTCGTGTTGGCCTGGGTAAAAGTCGCCCTTGTGTCCAATATCGCCGATGTACAGGCGGTTGTGGAGGATGGTGTAGAGAGCCTGCTTGCTCAGAGGCTTGCCGTTCTTGCTCGTGACGCCTTGCTCTACGAGCTGCTTGACCATGAGGGTGGTTGAGCGTGTTGCAACAAACGAGTCAAAGATTTGCCTCACCACCTCGGCCTCCTCTGGCGCCACCACCAACTTTCGGTTGTCCACGCAGTAGCCCATCGGCACTTGTCCGCCCATCCACATGCCTTTGCGCTTGGAGGCGGCGAATTTGTCGCGAATGCGCTCGCCAGTCACCTCGCGCTCAAATTGCGCAAAAGATAGCAGGACGTTGAGCATCAGGCGTCCCATGGACGTGGCCGAATTGATCTGCTGGGTGACCGAACTGAAGCTGGCCTTGTACCGATCAAAGAGCTGAATCATCTTGGCAAAGTCAGCCAGTGACCGTGAAAGCCGGTCGATCTTGTAGACCACCACGATGTCGATCTTGCCGTCCTGAATGTCTTGCAACAGGCGCTTGAGCCCTGGGCGATCCATATTGCCGCCGGTGAAGCCGGGGTCTTCGTAGTGGTCTTCGACTTGCTCCCAGCCCTCGGCGCGCTGACTGGCGATGAATGCTGCACCAGCTTCACGCTGCGCATCAATGGAGTTGAAGGTTTGATCCAGCCGTTCGTCCGAAGAGACGCGGCAATACACCGCGCAGCGCTTGGGAGTGACTTGTTGCGCTTCGCTCATGCCTTCTTGCCTTTCAGTCCAAAGAAAGCGGGGCCGGACCATTGGGTGCCCGTGATTAACTTGGCAATGGCCGACAAGCTCTTGTACCGCTGGCCGTCGAATTCATAGCCACCCGTGGGGAGCACCGTGACCTTGTACTTTTGGCCATCAAATTCACGCAAGAGCGTGGTGCCCGGGAGCAAGGTCCGGGTGGTTGGTGCAGCGGTCTTGATTTTCGAGAACCGGGCGCCGTAATCAGCCAGCATGTCGCGGGTGCCACTGGGCAGGGCGCCATAGGCTTGCTCTTGCAGCTTGTAGATCAAGCGCGATTCGATGTGTGTGCGATTGGGCCGGGCCGGGCGGTGCACAAAGAATTGATCCCACAGGGCCCAGAGCTCGGGCATTTTCATGTTCGGGAGCGCGTGGAGTTGTTCGGATATTTGGCCGGTGCGCAGGATGTCGCGCATCGGCGGGACGGTGTTTTTCAAGGCTGTGACTCCATGTGGGTAGACGGGTTTGCATTGACGCTCTGGTAGGCATGGAAGTCGAGGAACTTGTCTCGATCAGTCGCATATACCCAACTGCTGTGCGCCTGCGTAAGGGCCTGGTGTTGATCGACGACCGCCTGTGCGATCAGGTGCGCGATTTGCGAGAGGGAGAGGTACCCACTTTTCTCAGCCGGGTTGCCTTGGACTGGGGTTTGAAAGTGGTTCATCGAGGTGCTTTGATTGATCAAATCTGACCTCGGAAATCGTAGCCAAAACACCCAAATTCGAGTCGTTGTTTTAGAGGCCCAGCAACGAGCTTGAGAGCACAAACCCGCATGAATACTGGCTTTTTCTGAAACCTCCCAGCAACCATGCGGCCTGGAGCGACGGTTTTGACAGATTTCCGAAAAGCTGTATATTTATCCAGCAATCCGGCGAAAACCAACATAAGCCCCAGGACGAAGGACCAGGGGTTCAGACGCCTCATTGCCCAACGAAAAACAACAAGGAGATATTCGTGAGCCGAAACCAAACCTACGCCGACATCTTGCTGAGCCTGCCCGTCGACGAAACCCTCAAAACCTTCATCGAGCGCCACGCCTTGCCCATGCCAGAGGGCTGGACATGGAACGACACGGTCCAGACCTCAAGACGCTTGATCGGGCTGATTCAGGCGCATCCCGTGGTGGCCATGCGTGACCGCATAGTGGCGGGGCTGCATGCCAGCACGCTGCTGGCCCACACGCTGGGCAAACAGGCCATGTTCCAGGCCGCCCATGACCGACCTGCCGAACTGGTGGGCCTCATTGCCTGCAAGAACGACCTGCACCGAGCCTTCTGGCTGTACGTTCACCACCCGGCACTGTTCGAGGCTGCAGCGGAAATCGAATACCTCGACCACCATGGCCAGCAAGCCCAACAGCACGACCTGGGCCTCAAGCGGGCCATCAAGCGTGATGATGTGTCGATCGCTGCATTCGGTGATGCCATCAAAGGCTTCTACCAGCGGGAGCTGGGGTGCGGGGAGGTGTGCGTGGTCAATGTGCTGGACCGGGCGCGCGGCACGCAGCTGATCTCCATCCATGCCAAGGACCTGGCCACGGCCAAGTTGGAGTTCGAGGGCAGCCAGTTGCAGCGGCGGGTGGGCAGTCCGAACATTCACATGGTGCTCGAGTACGCCCAGGCCACCGGTGTGGCTCGCACCATTATTCGTGGTGGGGCCAAGTACCACGCCATGCTGTGTGAGGTGTTTGCAAGACACTTGCTTGGCGTGGATGCCGATGCCCAGCGGATTCAGACGCCACGCCTGAACCTGTCTACGCTGCGCTTGGGGCTGAACATCCCGCAGGCCATCGATGACGGATTCGTTGGCCTGCAGGTCAAGAGCGTGACCGTGGTCAGCGGTTGCGGGCAGCTCAAGATGGAGTGCACGGCCAGTGCCGCCAGCGATCAGCGCTGCGTCACGGACCTGCTGCAGGACTACTTCGGCGCAGAAAACCCGCTTGCACGCGGCTGGACCATCCAGGCAGCGGTGCTCAACTTCTATCTGGCACCGATGCAAGGCAAGAGCCGCTGTCAGGTGGTCAGTGTGGAGATCACCAGCAAGGGGCGACTGAACCTGCACAAGTTCGATGAGAAGCTGCGTGCGCAGTTGGAGGGTTACTTGGTTGAGCTGGGCATCCTGAAGGCGCAGCAGGTCCTCAAACCCGACCGAGAGCAGGAACAGCCCCAGGCAGTGGCTGCCAGCTTGTTTGAGTGAGGTGTGAATGGAGTTGACACCCAATCAGCAAGCCATCGGCTTGGCGGCTTTGATGTTTCTGCGGGGCAGTGCATCCTTTGAGAGCAGCCTGCACGATGAAGAAAAAGCTGCGCTGCAGCTTCTCAAGCAAGCAAAGGCCGTGGTGGCTGGTGCGGCCAATAGCCGGAATGCGGAATGCGCTTTCTGTGGCCTGTACCGTGGTCCGATTTTCAGGAGCGATGAAGGACTCATGGTGCAATGCCCGGACTGTGGGCCGTTTGCGCTGGATCCGGCCAGTCAGCGCAGTTGGCGGCTGGACGACGAGTGGTTGATCCGCAAGCTGCGCGGCGCACTGGATATTTCGCCGCACGCAACGACCACTCAGATCGTCGATAGCGTGTGGGACATTGGGCGGTACAAGAAGCGGCCGGTGGTGCTGGCTCGCCGTATCGACCTGGTGGAACGCCATGGACTGCGGATTTTTCATGGACCTCAGCCACGCAGCCAAAGCTGGGTGATCACGCCACGGCCCTTAGTGCGGTCTCCACTGGAGCCGCTGGCCGGGACGGCGACGTGGTGGCAATTGGAAGACCGGTTTGCCTTACATGGCCTAGCACTGCGCCTGCTTGACCCGGACCAAGGTGAAGGAGCCGACGACATGCAAGACAACATCCCTGGCGTGGCTGTCCATGGGCCGTTCAGTGAAGACTTCGCATGGGTGCATTTGGATGGCTGGCTGCATGGTCCCATTCGTTTGAGCGATGCTCAGGCGCATCTGTTCGCGGTACTCTGGAAGCATCGTAATCAGGCACAGTCTGCGGAGTTTCTAATGCGGGAAGCAGGGCTGGTCAGTGAGCGTCCGATAGATGTTTTCAAGGTGAAGGCTGCCAACCGTGGTGATTATCGGTATGAGGGGCCATTGCACGCATATGAAAAACTGGTTAGGCGTCAGCGCCGTCAAGGGTTGTATCGATTAGCCTTGTGAAGGCCGTTCCGTAGCGGCTAAGGAACTCTACGGTGTCTTTACAGACTTCTTGAAGATTTGTGAGGCAGCCAAGAAGAAGCAGGACCGATCGAATGGGTTTCGGTCCACACAAAATGTTGAGTGTGCTGATTTTCGGATGGAAACCATGGGCAAGTTCAAGCAGTGACCTGCAGAGAATGGCCATTGAGGTTGATACCGAATAGCTCCATGCGTGGCAAGAAATTTTTGGAATGAAAGAGGCATGAGCGAAAACCGTACAACTATCCGGAATGGTCGCTTTGTCGCTGCACATTGGTTGCAGCGCTCAGCCGAAGGCTTTCTGGCATGGTCAAAAGCGTCAGGAGAGGCGGAAAGGAGAGCGTCTACGATGGGCAAAGCCATTGCTCGTGTGGCGGACCCATCGTGGTATCACGGCCTACCTGGCGCGGTAGCTCGAAGTCTTCCGGACGTGTTCAGAAATTGCGATGCGCTGTCCTTCTCTCATATGTCTGAGGCCGTTGCTTACGCAGGCGTGCATCTGCTAGACCGGTATGGGCGCGTAATGCAGGTGCTCGAATATCTCATGGTGAACGGGAGGCTACCTCTTAGAAAAGTGGGCCTCAAGGTCTTGGAGGTCGGCTCCGGACCTGCGCCGGCACTCTATGCTGTGCATGACTTCTATTCCATACTTCGAGATTGGCCTGGCCGGGGCAGCACTGAGATTTCGGAAATCAAGTATGCGGATTCATTAGAACGTGGTGAGGCCTGGGACTCAATCCTTCACCATGTCTCGGAGCAGTTGATGGTGATACGAGGAAAAAAACAAGGTGCAATCGGCCTTCCGTTTCGGCGCTCAATTGATGACTTATCCGGCTTCGACCCTCAACGACGGCACCAGGAGGCAATTGCTCAGCATGCCAGAAAAATTCTCAGCGACTTTAAGTCGGCAGACGAGCCTATTTCTTCAAAGTCTGCATTCAGAATAGCGTATCAGGATGGAGGCAGTGCCCCCTCCGCGTATGACCTAATCTTCATGTGCAACTTCTTGACTCAACCATCAATGACGCAGCACTACAGAACGGAATTGCAAAATCTTGCAAAATCGCTAACGCCTGGTGGCGTACTAGTAGTTATTGGCGCAACCGGTAAACAATATCCAGAGATCTACAAGGAAGTTTTTGATATCGCTTCTGGAGCTCGGCTGACCAACATTAGCCCAGCCAACGTTTTCAATGCGAACCTCAGCCCACACCTAAACATCGTGCGCGAACACATACGAAATAACGTCGCGGCAGCACTCGTTGATTGCTCTGAAAAAGAGCAGCAAGATATCTGTTCGAGGCTACCAGAGGACCTCTGGAACTCAAACGTTGATTTCGTGCTTCCTAAATACCAAGCACTTGTCTTTTGCATGCAAAAGAGGCCTTGATCAGACGATTTGATCGGCAGCTGATATCCTTTAAAACTATAAATAAAGAAATCGCAAATGGGTAGCATTGTCTTTGGACCAAAAGTTTTGCCAGACAACCTGACCGAAATCGCCGGCTATAAAGGTGGCCTCGCGATGTCGCTTGAGGAAATCTGCGACCATTTGACCGGCACTTCGTTCCCAGACGTCGTCCGTGATGGTGAGACATCGGGAGTTCGGTTGAGGTCAGAAGAGTATGAAGATCTTTACTACAACCTACTTTACCGAATCGGGTATACGAAAGATCTGTATCTCGGGCCCAGCGTTGAGCAAGCGAGATTATTTCATCGCTTCAAAGCTAACGCTGTTGAACTCGACGTCTACATGCAAATCAGTGCGACGATGAGTCACTTTATGAGGAACGGAATTCCAAATGGTGAGTCTAAGACGACTGACCTTAGTGCGATCTTGGCTGAAGTTAAGAGGGTCTTCGGGGACACTGGTGTCAAGATCGGAATTGAGATGTACGAGATCATCAATCGGGGAATTCGAATGAATCCTCATTGGGGCATCGGCAACGAATGGATCAACCCTCTTAAGCTTAAGGGGCTGTTCAAAGGAACAGACCAACAACCTGAGAAGGGGCGGTTCATTGATCAGCGATACATCGATTACCTGTCGAACAACCATGATCGCATTGGCGAAATGCACTGGCGGCAATTTGAAAAACTTACTGCCGAGTTTTACGCGCGAGATGGTTATAAAGTTGATCTTGGTCCCGGCAGCAATGATGATGGTGTCGATGTCCGTGTGTGGAAACCTGACGCGAATTCGGAGGATAGCCCATTGTGCATTGTTCAATGCAAGAGACAGAAGAACAAAATCGAAAAAGTCGTTGTCAAGGGCCTTCACGCAGACGTTCAATTTGAGCGGGCGGATTACGGCGTAATCGTCACAACGTCAGAGCTAAGCCCCGGAGCTAAGACGACGATATCTGCACGTGGCTATGACATCCAAACCGTTGAAAGAGACGGCGTCAAAGGCTGGCTAACGAAACTTCGAACGCCTGGAACCGGTATCGTCCGATAGCATTAAACTGACGGATCATATAGAGAGATGACCGGTAGCTTCTAGCCGAAATTTGTTGGACATTCTTAGTTGGCGGGCAGCTGCTAGTAGCCTTGAGAAGACATTGGTCGCTATCCAAGTAGTGATTTCCGAGGGGATGGGGTCGTTATTTACTAAGTGGCCGATGCCCGGTATCGGCCTTGGAGCGGTCACTGAAGAGTGTCGGTTCAATGGCGACCGGATTTCAACTTGGCTTATTTTCTTTGCCGGTGATTCCGGCGTTACGCGAGTCCCATCGACTCGCTCAAGTCTAAGATGCGAACTGAGGACCGGGCGATTCACTGTGAGCGTTCGAGAGGGCCGGCAGAGCTGACCCTGCTGGCCTGCCAAGGCCGTTCAGTCCCGGTCTTTACGCACGAAAATTCTTATGTACGTAACGAGCTCGCCAAGGAGGTCACCATGAGGGAATGGTTAAACCGTATCATCGGCAGGCAGGCGGTATCCGAGCCTGACGAAATGTCGTCGGCTGGTGTTGCAGTGGACGCAGTAGCGACACCTGCTCAACCCAGGGCTGAGCACTTCGTTTCAGATGAACCGATCACCGGAGCAGCCCAGGATCGCTTCAACCGCGCGCCCTTTGCTATCCGCGTTGCAGACACTATCGCGCGCCGCCCCGATAGCGCCAGCCTAGTTGTGGGCGTATTCGGCCCGTGGGGGGACGGCAAAACCTCGGTGCTGAAGATGATGGAGGAAGAACTGGAGCTGCACGACAACGTGGTCGTGCTACGGTTCAATCCTTGGCATTTCCAGAGCGAGGAGCAGTTGATACGCGGCTTCTTCGCTACGCTCGCCGAAGGGCTGGATCAAAAGCTCAACACCACCCAGGAGAAGATCGGCAAGATTCTGAAGGATTACGGCTCTTTACTGTCGCTGGGCTCTTTCGCTGTAGCCGGCGGGGCCATCCAACTCCGTCCGGGTGACGCCGCCAAGGGCCTTGGCGAGGCGCTGTCAAACGTCAGCCTGGATGAGCTGCGATCACGCATCGATGCCATCCTCGCCGCCAGCGGCAAGCGGGTGGTGGTGCTGGTCGATGACATCGACCGGCTCGATCGGGCCGAAACGCACTCGATGTTCAAGCTGGTCAAGCTTTCGGCTGGTTTCAACCACACCGCCTACGTGCTGGCCTTCGACGACGAGGTCGTGGCCGCTGCACTTGGCGAAAGATATGGTGATGGCGGCAAGCAGGCGGGCCGCGCCTTCCTCGAAAAGATCATCCAAGTGCCGCTGCACCTGCCGCCGGTCGACGAAGTGGCACTGCGCCAGGTGGCGTTCGAAGGCGCGCAGGCTGCGGTTGACATGGCGGGCATCCAGGTCCCACAGCCCGATGTCGATGCCTTCATGCGCCACTTCGTGGATGGCCTGGAGCGCAAGCTCACGACACCTCGCGTGGCCAAGCTATACACAAATGCCCTAATGTTCGCGCTGCCATTGCTTAAGGGCGAGGTAAACACGATGAACCTGATGCTGATTGAGGGCATCCGGGTGCTGTACCCCGCCCTATATGCAGCCATCCGCGACAACCCGAGCATTTTCCTCATTGGACGGGAGCGCGCGCTCCACGGTCTTGAACTGGCCCGCAACCGGCTGGACGAGGTAGTCGATGCGGCCTTGCCGGAGTGCACACCCGGGGACCGCGAAGCGATCAGGACGGGCCTGCTGAAGCCGCTCTTCCCGCGCACCGGCAACACAATCTACGACCATAAATGGGACACGGTGTGGGCACGTGAGCAGAAAATTTGCTCAGAGCCCTATTTCAAGCGCTATTTCACGTACTGCGTGCCCGACGGCGACGTCGCCGACGCGAGCATTGCCGAGCTGCTTGATCGACTGCCTACGGACAATGATACGGTTAAGCGCGAACGGCTCGCGCAATTCGAGAGTCGCCGGTCGATGCCGCGGCTGATCTCCGCATTGCGCCAACGCGTGGACGGCATGGACGCCGACTGTGCGGTGGCGTTAGCCCGCGCCATCGCGCTGTCCGGAGACCTGATGGTGCGTGAGCGCGGTCAGATAATGGTTACGACCTTCAATCAAGCGGGCATCCTGGTTGCCGCTGCCATTCGGCAGCTGCCCGGCCGCGAACGGCGGTGGACTGCCGTTGAGGATATTCTGCAATCCGCCATGCCGCTGGACTTTGCGGTCGAGTGCGCACGCTGGATTTACTTCAATGCGGAGCGGGCAGAGAACGACAACATCGTTCAAGAGGCCGACAACGACCGCATTGATGGCCTCCTGGCCCAACGCATCGCTGCTGCAGACCAGGTGCAGCCAATCTACAGGCAGTTTCCCAAGGAGACAGCAAGCCTCTATTTCCTCTGGAATCGGGCCGTGCCTGGTGCGCCGGGCGAATCGCTGCGGCGGAGGTTCGCTGAAGCACCTGCTGAGTTGGACTCGTTCATCGATTGTTTCGTCGGGGAGGGTTGGGAGATCGAAAGCGGACTCCCAGTGCGCAGCGATTTGCGGCGGGATAGCTATAACGCGATAGTTCAACTGATCGAGGAGAATTACATAATGGTCAACTTGCGAGCGCGCTATGGCGAAGAGCTGAACACGCCTCTCAACTATCCGCCGCGCGAGTGGCCACATGCGCGCAAGTTCGCGCACCAGTTCGCCGCAATACACGCCCTCGTGGCGCAGGAGGCTGTAGCGGTACCTGAGACGAAGCCACCTACCGACGACGATCCACAGCCAGTCTGAGATCTTTCGGTGCCGAGCGTCATAGGCCTGTGACCATCGCTCGAGATCGCTACGATTGTTGTTACCTGGAAGGTGAGAGCCTCCTCAGCACACTGCGTGCAAAATTTCCCTGATACCTAGTTACGTCAGCGCATCCCAGGGGATTCTTCTCGCGAAAAGTTCGCAGCTGCTGCTCGTCGATGCGGGTCCCAGGGAACTGGTTTTGGCACTGTGCTCGAAGGCCACACCGCCCATACGAACGATGCGAGCAGAGTTACTCCGTGTAGCATCACCCAGGAATTAGGTTTTTCGATACTGCAGGTGTGCCTATGTTTCCGATCAGGGCAACTCACGGGGAGAAGGTTCGATGGTCAGGTCCGGAGCGGCAAGATCCAGGCCGCATATGTCTCTTCATCGGATGAAAGTAGGCGACTGCCCTCAATCAGCCTTTTCAGACCTGTTGACACTCCTCGGTGCTTTGTTGCTTATTTAATCCTGATGGGGTTTGCTAAGGGAATGGTCTGAGCGTCGGAGACGCATTAATGCTGTTTGGGCAGTACGTCTCGCCAGCCTCCGACCTTCGGCTCGGAATACCCCAGACTGATCAATAGACGCATGGTTTGGATGATGTTTTTGACCGCATACCCCTGAACTTCAGGATCTGGATCGCCAATTTCTACCGGTAGGGCGTTCTCCCAGCCTGTAAAGGCAGGCCAAGGTAGCAGCTTTTGAGTGCCGTTTTGGTGTTCAACACGAACCCAGACCTGGGAATCCGGAGAAACGAGCACTGCGATGGAAGTGTGCTTGGCGGATTGCCATGGCCATGGAGAGTTGGTCGGCCTATGGACCGGAGCGCGTGCGGAAAGTGAAATGGCTTGTCTGTATCGCGTAATCCGTTGCTGCGCATCCTGTTTAGCAATGGCTTTTTGTTCGGAAAGACGTTGTTGCTGTTGGCCAAGGCGGGCCAGCTCCTGTTCCTCGAAATATGCGATCAAGGCGGCAGTATTGGCTTCGAGCAATGCCCGTTCTTGGTCAGTCAGTCTTCTGCCATCGCCAGTTCCGTGCACCGAACTGCCCAGTGCCTTGGCGCCGCCGTACCTCTTTGCAAAGCAGCTAGATCCCAAGACTAGAAACTTACCTGCCTCTTGAACAATATGAACCGCCGCGTATACCTTGTGGCCGCAGCCGGTATGTTGGCAGCGCACTGCATGAGCAGCATCGATCGCGATGATCGCGTGTAACCGTGCAGGTGGATATTCATTCATATGCACAAGGCCCAGCAGATTGCAGGAAAGTCTTGGATTCTCAGATGATGTGGATGCCTCATCGCAGCAATACGCAATTAAGACCGCAACTGTTGAACGACCCTTACTTCATAGTCGTTGATCAATTTCTTGAAGTACTTGTAAATCTCATCCATCTTCACTTTCAGATGGATGCTGGAAAACCCCTCGTCGTCTTTGTCCAGTGCGATCACACCGGTGACCACACTCTTGAAGTACTCGGGATCTTTGTTTCTGATGGGCTGGTAGGCATCGATGGCCGTAAAGATATCGTCAAGGGTATAGCCATGGTCTCTCGTGAGGACCATCAAGTCGTAGATGTCACGAGACTTCACACGGTCATAGACGACGATGCTTTTCATGACAAGAAGCCCATCGATGCCCAGCACATCAAAGCCACCCTTGGAAACCACCACCTTGGGAGCTGACTTCAGGAAATCAATCTGCGCCTTGGGGCGATCACCTTCATTGCGGGAATGAAACGTCACCTTGGCACCATCGATCAGGTAGTCCTGAATGTAGTGGTCCAGATTCTCTGACGTATTGATTTTGAAGCCCAGCTTTTGTTCAGAGGTGATCAGGCTTTCAATCGTGGCACCACCGGCAGCCAATTCATCCAGAAGCCCATCGATGGCTCTGATGGGCAATTTCTGACCAAAGATATTGAAGTCCAGGTCTTCGCTGATCCGGTGTCCTATTTGCAATGCCAAGGCCGTGCCGCCGACTAAGGTAAAGCCAGCCAGTCTGGGGTTGTCCTTGAGTCGTGCGAAGTTCTTTTGCGTCGCCTCTGGCATGAATTCCAGCTTGAGCTTATGCATGGGCTGGTTCCTGTGAGGCACGCAGGCCTTTACTGATGTTGCTCAGCATCCGGGTCACACTGGCACTGGTCATGGGCTCAAACGCACGCCGCTTGAACACGCGCTTGACCTTGGGGACACCGTAGTAAAAGCACAGCCGCGCCACATCCTCGAATTTGTGCTTTTCAAGCACCTTGCCGATCAGCACATCGTCTCGGATGTTCGGATTGGACCAGTCATACGCACCCGACAAACCGATCTTGACGGACTTGCGTGGTGCATTGGCTTGCTGGATGGCGGTGCGCAGCCACGCTGGGATCAGCGCTGCGTAGCTGTCGATTTCGCCCTCAAGCCAGTCACCCGTGGCGCGCTGGATCTCCAGCGTCGTTAGGTTTCTCATACCCCGGGTCCACAGCGCAAGTAAGACCCGGCCCTTGGGGCTGGCGGCGAGCTGGACTTTTCTTTGACTCATGCGGCGGAACTGCACGGTATGCCCCGCTGCCTTGACGGTGCGTGACAGGCCCGAGGTGGGCACCACCAGCACATCACCAGGCCCTTCGGCTGGTGCAAGTCCCACGCGCTCGCCGGTCTTGTGCGCAAGGGCGCTGGCCACCGTTTGCGCATCCACCTGCTGACCAGCGGCAGCGTACAGCCCTCTGGCCACCCGCACGATGGTCCCGGCCTTCATCAACCGAAAGAGCGCCTGGTCAACGGCTGCACGCGTTCCAGCCGACAAAAAGTCAGCACTGGAGAACACCCAACCCTGAGGCCTGTCTGCGATGGCTTGCCGGATCATTTCAGATGTGCGCATGTCAGAAATTATCCATGTTTTTCACTTATTGTCAATATTCAGTCTATGGCATGCCCAGCGGGGAAAAGGTCTTGCCGGGATTAAAGAACTGGAGATATCGCCAAAGTTCTTTATTCAGTTCCTTATCAGTTCTTTATTGATTTCCTGAAATAGCAGCGTTGTCCCCCAACTCTTCGAAAGGAGTTACCAATGCTGCTTGCAACACCAGCACTCGAGGCGCCAGTCTTCCTGAGCGCCACTTCCCCTGAATCCACCATGCCCAAGCAGCTGGTGCTGACCGAGGCTGACCTGGCCTCCCGATGGGCCATGAGCCCCAAAACCCTGCAGCGCTGGCGTATGACTGGCACTGGGCCGACGTATCTCAAGCTGGGTAAACGGGTGAGCTACCCCCTCAACGCTGTGATTGCCTTCGAGAACTGCGTCCAGCATGTCTCGACTTCCAAGCGTATCCCCGGGAAGGCAGGTGCGGCATGAACCACCTGCAATTGCAGCAAGCTGCGCTGCCGGACCTCTCCGTGAGCCAGATCAGCCGTCTGCCCAAAGACCAGCTGGCCCATTTCAGCAACGCGGTGCAGCAGCTTAATGACTGGACGGTGCAGATGCGTGGCCGGATCAACCGGGCCATGGAAATCCGCTACGCCGATCAGATCTGCCACGCAGAAAACCATGGTCAGGAGGAAGCGGCCAGGTTCCGCATCGATGACGGTGACTTGCAGATCGATGTCTCGCAACCCAAAGAAATCGTCTGGGACCAGCAGCACCTGTCCCAGATCGCCGAACGGATGGTGGTGGCCGGTGATCGGGTGCAGGACTTCATGCAGGTCCAGTTTTCGGTGAGCGAGCAGGACTACGCCCGCTGGCACCCACTGCTGCGCGCGGCATTCCAGCCCGCCCGCAAAGAGCTGATCACCGAACCCACCTTCCAGATCCGCTGGGTCGGCGAAGTTCAGCTTTGAGCGGACGGCCCTTTGGAAAAACCAGAACACAACCCCACACAACAGGAAAACCTTCAATGAACCACGACAGCTACAACCAGGCCGCAACCTATGGCCAATCTTCGACCCACGGCGCCCCGGGTGCATGGTGCGACTTCAATGACGCCGATGCCCAGCAAGGCGAGTTCAACCTGATCCCCAAAGGCACTCAGGCCCTGGTGCGCATGGCCATCAAACCCGGCGGCTATGACGATGCCAGCCGGGGCTGGACGGGCGGCTACGCCACGGCATCTGATGAAACCGGTGCCGTGTTCCTGTCCTGCGAGTTCGTGCTGCTCACAGGCCCGTTTGCCAAGCGCAAGATCTGGAGCAATGTCGGTCTGCATTCCAACAAGGGGCCGACCTGGGCGCAGATGGGCCGCAGCTTCATCAAGGCAGTGCTCAACAGTTCACGCAATATCCACCCTGATGACGGCTCCCCTGAGGCGCAGCGTGCCCGCCAGATCCGCAGCTTCGGGGACCTCGATGGTGCCGAATTCGCAGCCCGGATCGGTATCGAGAAGGATGGCCAGGGCGAGTACCGCAACATCATCCGGCTGGTGATTGAGCCCGATCACAAGGAATACGCAGAGCTGATGCAGGCCAAACTGCAACGCGATGGTGGCATGGGCGGGGGCTCTGGTGGGGGCTCCGGTGGAGCTCCGGCAATGGCCTCTCCTGCATCGGCGGCTCCAGCTCCACAGCCGGGGAACACTTACACCCCCCGCCCTGGTAATGCGCAGTCGCGGCCTGCATGGGCGCAGTGATGGCGGCTGTGCATGAAATGCTGGGTGTGTTCTCGTCAGGCCAAAGGCTTCGGTCATGTGGATCTGCGCTTCAAGGTGGGGCACCCCAAGCGGTATCCCATCGACTGGATCTTTTGCTCACTGCGCTGTCAGGCCTGTTTCCACCGGCTGTACGCGGCCGGTGTGCGGGCACTCGAGCGCGAGAGCACTTTGCCAATGGGAGCTGGCGTGATTGATCCGACTGATGCCGAATTGGCCGCCATGCAGCAGTGCCTCAAGCCACTGGGCGAGGCCGCCGGTGAAATCGGTATGGACCGACCACTGTCGAGCTACACCCAGCAAGAGGCCCTGCGGCTGATCAATGCCGTGGTCACGACCTATGTCGAGGCCATGGTCCAAGAACACGAGCGCAGCAAGTACCCACCTGTTCGCATGCAACTGGATCAATCGCCATAGAGACGACTCTGAGTCGATTGCCCTGAATCCACCGCAGGACGCAGCGTCCTGCGGATTCCAACTTCTACCAACCAATGCGGGTGAACCAGATCACCTGCAGGGGAGACTATTTCATGAATGAACCTGAATCTTTGGCCTCGCCATTGAGCCTGCAAGCAGCAGGCGAGAACGACTTCAGCGATGAGCCGCTACTCACAGCCAAACGAGCATCCAAGGCGCTGAACCTGCCGCTGTACTACTTCACCAAAACTGCAAAGCGCAAAGCCCTGGGGTTGCCGTTTTACTGCGTGAATCGGTTGGTCCGCTTCAGATTGGGTGAGCTGCACCAGTGGCAGATTGCCTATGCCCACAAGCTGCTTGAAGAACAAGACGCAGCTCTCCAAGAGGGAGGTGCGCATGCTTGATTTCAACGATGCACCCACTTCGACCACGCGCAAAGCAGTGGGGGATGCCACCGAAGCCAATCGTGAAAAATCAGAAATCCGAACAGCCCTGAACGATCAGCTGGCCCTCCTGGCTGTGGATATCTGGCCTTCGGGCAGGCGCCGCCAGAACAAATACCTGGTGGGCGATGTGATGGGTGGTCCGGGCGACAGCCTGGAGTTGCTACTCTCTGGCCCCAAGGCCGGGCTGTGGACAGATCGGGCCACTGACGAGGGTGGAGACATCTTCGATCTGATCGCCCGCTACTACAGCCTCAATGTTCAGACCCAATTCCCGCAGGTTCTGGAGAAAGCCCGGGAATGGCTCGGCCGTGTCTCGGCCATGCCACCCAGCGCTGTGGCTGCAAGTAAGGCCAAGGCGCCAGTGGTCGATGAACTGGGACCGCCAACGGCTAAGTGGGACTACCAGGATTCCAGCGGCAAGCTCATCGCAGTGGTGTACCGGCACGACCCTGAGCCTGGACGCAAGGAGTTCAGGCCTTGGGATGTGCGCCGCCGCAAGATGACGCCTCCTGAGCCACGTCCGCTGTACAACCAACCCGGCATGCTCAAGGCCGATCAGGTGGTTCTGGTCGAAGGAGAAAAGTGCGCCCAGGCCCTGCTCGAGTTCGGCGTGTGTGCCACCACGGCCATGCACGGTGCCAATGCGCCGGTTGAGAAAACCGATTGGTCGCCGCTGTCTGGAAAGCATGTCCTCATCTGGCCCGATCGGGACAAGCCCGGTTGGCTGTACGCGGACCGTGCCTCGCAGGCCATCTTGCAGGCAGGGGCCAAGTCGTGCGCCATCTTGCAGCCTCCCGCAGAAAAGCCCGAGGGCTGGGATGTGGCCGATGCACTGACCGATGGCTTTGACATTGCCGGGTTTCTGGCCGTGGGCGAGCGTATGCCGATCACGCGTGAATTCGGTGCGAACGACATCGCCATGCCGATCGAGGGCATCGACTATTCCACCGAAGATGGGCTGGCTCTGGCGTTCTCGCACCAGTTCGCCGAGGACTGGCGTTACTGCGCCCCGTGGTCCAAATGGCTGGTCTGGAATGGCGTGCGCTGGAACGTGGACAAGCAGCTGTACATCATGCACCTGAGCCGCACGGTGTGCCGCAGCGCCGCCATGTTCGCTGAGACACCGCGCATGAAAGCCCGCATGGCCAGTGCAGCCACCATCTCGGCCGTAGAGCGTCTTGTGCGATCTGACCCCCGGCAAAGCGCCACCGTTGAAGAATGGGATGCCAGTGCCTGGCTGCTCAACACGCCTGGCGGCATTGTGGACCTGCGAACCGGCGCACGTGGACCGCACGACCGCGATCGCCGCATGACCAAGGTGACCACGGCCACGCCACAAGGCGAATGTCCGGTCTGGCGAAATTTCCTGGTCAACGTCACTGGGAGCGATCAAGAACTGCAGGACTACCTGCAGCGCGTGGTGGGCTATTGCTTGACGGGCGACCTGAGCACGCACGCACTGTTTTTCCTCTATGGCACGGGGGCGAATGGCAAGTCGGTGTTCGTGAACGTGATCTCCACAGTGCTGGGCGACTATGCGGCCAATGCGCCCATGGACACCTTCATGGAGTCGCGCACCGACCGTCACCCCACCGATCTTGCCGGTCTGCGCGGTGCCCGCTTCGTCTCGGCGACAGAAACCGAGCAGGGCAGACGCTGGAACGAGTCCAAGATCAAGGCGATCACGGGTGGTGACGACATCACGGCTCGCCTGATGCACCAGGACTTTTTCACCTACAGGCCGCAGTTCAAGCTACTGATTGCCGGTAACCACAAGCCCGCGATCCGCAACATCGATGAGGCCATGCGCCGCCGCATGCACCTGATCCCTTTCACGATCACGGTCCCTCCAGAAAAGCGTGATCCGCTCCTGACCGAGAAGCTTCTGGCCGAGCGTGACGGCATCTTGGCCTGGGCGCTGGAGGGCTGCCTGCAGTGGAAGAAGCTGGGACTCAAGCAGCCCCAAAGCGTGGCCGAGGCGACCGAGGAGTACTTCGAGGCCGAAGACGCTATGGGCAGGTGGATCGCTGAGCGCTGCAACCAAGGGCCCAGCCACAAGGCCCTCACGGCCACGCTTTTCAACGACTGGAAGCAGTGGGCCGAGCTCAGTGGCGAGTACGTGGGCACCCAGCGCAGGTTCTCGGATGCCTTGCTGGCCAGGCGTCTGGAGAAGTGGCGCAACTCCATGGGCGTGCGTGGCTATGTGGGCCTTGACCTCAAACAGCCCACCTCGCTGCCTTCGCGCGCCTATCCCTACAACGACGATTGAGAGAAAAACCTAATGAAAAAGATTTCAAAAACACGACTGATTGCCAATTCTCCGACACAGCTGACTTGGTTGAACATTGGTTCTTTACGCGTGAACGCGTATACGGATAAGAGTTATGGATGTTTGGGTACGGCGACTGCGTCGGAGGCATTGTCAAACCCGGCATGCGCCGGCTTTGACTTCCCAGCGGCGCATCGGAATATTTCGTTTGGAGGGCAGGTATGAAGATCCCTCCAGCACGTTACCCATCGCCCCTTGGGCGCATGCAAGCCACTCCCATGGATGTCGAGACCACCAAGCGCCAGGGGTGGCTCGAGCAGCACATCCTGGTCATCTCGGATGAGGACGAGCGTCTGGATTTTCTGGAGCGCCAGCTCATTCGCAGCATTGGCGAGCGGCTCTATGGTCAAGGCCATGGCCAAGGTCACCCCAAGGGAGGTCGCCATGGTTGATGCCTGGACAGTCGAGACGGTGGCAGACCGATTTGTCGATGCAGCCAGAACGGCCAGGCGCCTGCCACGCGTGATGGTGCAGGGCTACGCCAGCACCTGGCCCATCGTGATCCTGCCAGGCGATGCCTACCCGGATCCGCACAAGGTGTACCGATTGCCGCCCCCGTCCCCCAAGGATGTGGAGCGCATGCTCGAAGTGATGCGCTGGGTGCAGATGCTCGAGCTCGATGAGCGCCACCTGGTGTGGATGCGGGCCAAGCGCTTTGACTGGGTGGAGATCAGCAAGCGCTTTGCCTGTGACCGCACCACGGCGTGGAGACGCTGGAAGCGGGACATGCAGGTGGTGGCTGATCTGCTCAACCGGCAGGCCCAGTCACCGCAAAAGTGAGGCCTGGCATCTGGAGAGGAAATTAGCGTGTTTTGGCGGTCATGAGCGGCGCTATTGACGTTCAAGCGTGAATGCGCGGTTTTTGAGGCCAAAACACGCTGCAACATTTCGCCGATTTGCAGCTACATTTTCATCTACGGTGGACAAACGAGTGCAAAGACAGTGATGACAGTCGCACACAGTCGATGACACCTCGAAACTTCCCCGAAACAGTCGAGGAATAGTCAAAGACAGTCGATGACATCGACGTCTTCTGACGATGTCAGACCCCTATCGATGAACTTCGATTTCTCCGGACTCCTGGTACTCCACCAGCTTTTCCAGCGGCATGTACACAGACGGCTTTCCCTCCCGGAAAACCTCCAGACGTCCATGAACTTCTGATCCCACTTCGTAGGTCCCTGCAACCAGCGGCGTAAAGCCTGCTCCGGATGCGGTGGCCTCTGTCGGGCTTTTGCGGGCCAGAACCCCGCGAACTACTTTGATTTGCACTGCAGAACATTCTCGTTTTGCGGGCAATTTTACCGGTCACCCCCATGAATCATCCTGAGATCCGTATGGTCCCAGTGGACGCGCTCGTCCCCTACGCACGCAATGCCCGAACCCACAGCGATGCCCAAGTGGCACAGATCGCGGCCTCGATCACTGAGTTCGGTTGGACCAACCCGATCCTCACGGATGGTGCCAAGGGCTTGATTGCTGGCCACGGTCGCTTGATGGCTGCGCGCAAGCTCGGTCTCAAGGAGGTGCCAGTCATTGAGCTGGGGCATCTGACGCCCGAGCAGAAGAAGGCATACATCCTGGCCGACAACCGTCTCGCCGAAAACGCTGGCTGGGACGAGGAACTGTTGAAACTCGAGTTGGCTGAACTCAAGGCGGCCGACTTTGATCTGGACCTGATGGGTTTCTCCGACAAGGAGCTCGAAGATCTGCTCAACGGCGACGAATCAGGCGGTGGTTTGACTGAGGATGACGCAATCCCAGAAGCACCAGTAGACCCGGTATCCAGACCTGGGGACTTGTGGATTCTCGGCAACCACCGCCTCCTTTGTGGCGACTCTACAGTCCTGTCGGATGTGGAGCGCCTCATGGGTGGCCAATTGGCCGACATGGCCTTCACCGATCCGCCTTACAACGTGGACTACGGCAACAGCGCCAAGGACAAGATGCGCGGCAAAGACCGGCGCATCATGAACGACGATCTGGGAGAGGGGTTCTTCCAGTTCCTCTACGACGCCTGCTTGAACCTGCTCCTGGTCACCAAGGGTGCCTGCTACGTGTGCATGAGCTCGTCCGAGCTGCACACCTTGCAAAAGGCCTGGATCAAGGCAGGAGGCAAGTGGTCCACGTTCATCATCTGGGCAAAGAACACTTTCACGCTCGGGCGTGCGGATTACCAGCGACAGTACGAGCCCATCCTGTATGGCTGGAAACAGGGCACGGACCACTTCTGGTGCGGCGATCGCGATCAGTCAGACATCTGGAACTACAACAAGCCCCGGGTCAATGACCTGCACCCGACCATGAAGCCGGTCGAGCTGGTTGAGCGGGCAATCAAGAATTCCTCGAAGAGCCGGGACATCGTGCTGGACCTGTTTGGAGGTTCGGGCACCACCCTGATCGCCAGTGAGAAGACCGGGCGTCAGGCTCGCCTCATTGAGCTCGATCCCAGGTTCGTGGATGTGATCATCAAGCGCTGGGAGGACTACACCGGCCAGCAGGCGGTGCGCGAAGACGACGGGGTGAAGTTTTCTGAGGCCAGCGAAAAAGCGCTTCCCGATCCAGCTCCCCTATGACGGTGGGCCACATTTGCTTGCGTCAAAATCATGGGTAAGTCCAAGCCATGGACTTTTAAACCATGACCACAGACCGGCATGTTCAATCTTCACTGCACCAAGAAGCTTCTCGATCGAATCAAGCCAAAGGTTGAAAACCCTCGGCAGGGAACAACGCGTCTTGGCAGCTGGTATGCCACGGCGCTGTTTTGGAAACCTCAAATGGCACTTGTGGTCAATGAGCGAACGCTCTTGCCCGTGCTGCTTCCTTTGGCGCCAGCGGCAACGCTTGCGCAGCGATTCCCGGTAGCGTTGCGGGATGTCCTGCGTGCGCTGGATATGCCAGTCGAATTCATTGATTCGGAAATTGATGGCATGAGTGAGGTGGTCTATGCCAAGACTGCTAACCGAAGCGTACTGGGCGTGATGAACGAGTTTGCGTACCTGGCAGAGGGGTACCGCGATCAAGATGTCTCATTCGATCCGATTGCGCTGTCCCTCAAATTGGCAGGTACACCTTGTGGCCCTCTCTACAAAGGTGCAGTCTTTCCGGACAAGGCTTTGCGTGAGTTGGTCCATGGTGGCCCGATTCATTGACGCACTTCTAATCCAGATAGTCCTTTTTCCTCTCAGTTGTCCGAGAAATTCGAGTACAGAGCTGATTCGTTGAGAAGTACAGCAATAAATCAAATATTTTTGATCTTTTCTTGTCTGCAACTGATCAGCCCAGACGTGCCACATATCGACCATAGTCCGATCCAGATGGGTCGATAAAAAGGTAAGGGCGACCGGGCGCGTGCACTTCGACGCACAGCCTGCCATCTCCGTAATAGCCGCCCTTGCCCTGGAGCCAGTCGCGCGACTTGAGCAGGTTCTTGGCAAAGATGTCGAACTCAGCGGATTCCATCTCGCGCGTCTCGGTGATGTAGACGTCGCAATCCTCGCTGCCCGCGATCTCGGTCATGGTTGCAGGCTTGCGCCCAAAGGGAAGTCGGATGCCCAGTGCTTCGACTTCCATGTCTTTGCCATCGAAGTGGATGGTCATGGGTTTGCGTTCGATTGTGATGTTTATGGTTTTCATGTGAGCCTCAGGCTTGAGTGGTGATGCGGTAGACGCGGTCTGTGCCGGTCTGCTTTTTTGAGGTGATCTCCAGGCCCAGCTTCTTCTTGAGAGCGCCTGCCATCGCGCCGCGCACGGTGTGCACCTGCCAGCCTGTGGCCTCGGTCATCTGCGGCAGCGTGGCGCCCTCAGCGCGGCTGAGCAATTCGATCAGCATGGCTTGCTTGGTGCCCTCGCGTGTTGTGTGTGGTGGCTGAGTAGTGATGCCGATCTCTTGCAACCCTGTGGCTGTGGCCACATAAACCTCGGGCTCTGCCGCGCTGGCCTCAATCAGCTGTGCGTTGCGCATGGCAGTGAGCACCTTGATGCGTGCACCACCCTTGAGGGTGTCAGGGAAGTTGGTCAGTTTCTTTTGAGGATGCTGCGCAGCGGCTTCAAGCAGCGCGCGTTGGGTGTCCGTGAGTTTCATTGTTTGCCTTTCGATGTTGTTGATGTGTTTTTTGCTGCTTCGATCCCTGCGGCGTAAGCAGCCTCCAGTGCGCCCTTGATGGACCAGACTGCGACGTCGTGAAAGTCCAGGCGATCACGGTGCTGTGTCTCCAGGGTTTCGATAAAGAAATGCTTCAGAGCGATCTGCTCAAAAAGCTTGTTGAGGTTCTTGTCTTGCTTCATCGGTTTGTCCCTTTCGTCTTTCCGATGTGATGGATTGACGCTCTGATTCAAGATGAAGCCAAGTCAAATTTTTGAGCTGTCGCTTATTCCTTGAAAGCCGATTGAGATGCCTCGAAGTGCGCCTACTCCATGCAGATATCCGGGTTGCGCGCAGGTGCTGAACGTGCCCGGCTACTGCACCAATCACCAGCCCCAAGTGCACCGTGAGTACGGCCGCGCGCGGCGTGGCTTTGACACCGAGCTGGGCTTCTATCAATCGGCCAGATGGCGCAACACACGTGCAGCGGTGCTACGGGATAACCCGCTTTGCTGCAGGTGCCAGGCCAAGGGCGTGCTCCAGCCAGCCAAGGTGGTCGATCACATCGTTCCGGTCAAGCAAGGCGGTGAGCGCTTTGAACGCTCAAACCTGCAAAGCCTGTGCGTGCCCTGTCACAACGCCAAGACCGCCTCAGAGACGCCATCCCTGCGCAACCAGGCCCCGTCCTGAGGGGGTAGGGGGTCTGAATCTCTACAGACTGGCGCCCAAGATGCGTGGGCTTGCGCAAATTTTTATGCGTGCAAATTGAAACAGGGGGGGTCAATTAGTTGCCCACACTCCAGAGGGAGAACCTACGTCATCCCATGTAACGATGAACTTTGCAGGGAGAGGTGGCATTTTGTTTTGAATAGCAAAAAGCAGTCGTATTCCGTGAATCCATCTATTTATTGAAGGCGGTGCATAAATAAGTCGTTCGTTAGCCGACGCTGGTAACTCTGTAAGTACGTATCGGGGGTAATTAGGTGGACGACCACGTTTTGGTTTTGGGCGGAGTTCATCAACCAGAAAGATACCTGGGGGTATTTTTTTAATTTTTTGCATGGAAGTCTCCTAGATATGGCGGGTCGAAAACCAGTACCTACAAGCATAAAACAGCTCAGAGGAACCTTGCAGCCCTGTCGCACCAACTACCACGAGCCCGTACCAGAGGGCTTACTAGTTGAGCCACCAGATTACATGTCTGAGGGCGCAAGGGCGGCATGGCGCTATGCGCTGGAGAGCGCCCCGCCCACGCTGATTAAGAAGCTGGATATGTCCGTGCTTGAAGTCTGGGCATGTGCTGCGGACTTGTACCGACAAGCACAAATGGGCATCAGCAAGACCGGATTGCTGGTCAAAGCTCCAAGCAGCGGTGTGCCCATGCAGTCGCCTTATCTGGCCATTGCCAACAAGCAAGCGCAAATTATGACCAAGGCTGCGATTGAGATGGGTTTCACGCCCGCATCGCGCTCTCGCATCTCCACGCCCATGGAGCGACCTCTAGAAGAAATGGACCTCTGGGCAGACATTATTGGGTGAAATTGTTCGCTGAAATTATTGAAGAAGCTAGATGAGTAAATTTGCTTTGAGCGCTAAACACTACGCAGAAGCGGTTGTCTCTAAGCAAATACTCACCTGCGAATGGGTGCAAAAGGCGTGTCAACGTCAACTCGATGACCTGATCCGTTTCAAACGCAAGAGCAGCCTCTACCAGTTCAACCCGGAGCTGCTTGACCGGTACGGCAGGCCCTACCGACCAGCCGACAACCTGTGCGCTTTCATTGAGCGTCTGCCTCACGTCAAAGGACCACTGGCCAGCCGGATGATCGTTCTGGAGCCTTGGCAGGTGTTCATCCTGTCCACGGTATTCGGATGGGTCAAATCGGACGGCAAGCGCCGTTTCAGGCGGTCGTACATCGAGGTGCCACGGGGCAACGCCAAGTCAACGCTGTCATCGGCGGTGGGTCTGTACATGCTGGCGGCCGACCGCGAGGGCGGCGCCGAGGTGTACTCGCTGGCCACCACCCGCGATCAGGCTCGCATCGTCTTTGGCGATGCCCAGACCATGGCGCGCCTGAGCCCGGGATTCAGGAATCGATTCGCGGTGAACGTCGGTGCGCACAACATGCATGTGCTTCAAACGGGCTCCAAGTTTGAGGCACTCTCTGCTGAGGGCTCCACGCTGGACGGTCTGAACATCCACTTTGGTTGTATTGACGAGCTGCACGCCCACAAGACCCGAACGGTCTATGACGTTGTGGAAACCGGCACCGGCAAGAGGGACAACTCCCTGCTGTGGGTGATCACCACGGCTGGCAGCAACCGCTCAGGGATTTGTTACGAGGTCAGGAGCTTTGTCACCAAGCTGCTCAACCGAGTGTTCGAAGACGACTCTCAGTTCGGGATCATTTACGGCCTCGATGAAGGGGACGACTGGACGATCAAGGACTCCCTCATCAAGGCCAACCCCAACTGGGGCATCTCGGTGCGCGAGGAGATCCTGACTCCCCTGCAGGCAAAAGCCATGCAGTTGCCCAGCGCGGTCAACAACTTCAAGACCAAGCACCTCAATGAATGGGTGAGCGCGGACAAGGCCTGGATGGACATGCGGGCCTGGGACGCGGGCACCAACCCCGATCTGGAGTTGGACCAGTTTCTCGGGCAACCCTGTTGGGTAGGCCTGGACCTGGCCAGCAAGACGGATATTGCGGCACTGGTCATGGTGTTCCAGCACCCTGACACACCAGACGCATATGCGGTGTTTGGCAAGTACTACCTGCCCGAGGACACGGTCCAGGCTGCGGGCAACAGCCAGTACGAGGGCTGGTCCCATACCGGACGCCTGTCTGTGACGCCGGGCAACGTGATCGACTTCAGCTGGATCGAGGCTGATCTGCTGGACATCGCATCCCGGTTTTCGGTGGAAGCCGTGGCCTTCGATCCGTTTCAGGCCACACAGCTGTCCACACGGATGCTCTCCGAGGGCCTGCCCATGATCGAGGTGCGTCCCACGGTGCTCAATTTCAGCGAACCGATGAAGACGCTTGAAGCCCTGGTCCTGCAAAAGAAGCTCGTCCATGACGGCGACCCTGTATTGGCCTGGATGGCCAGCAACGTGGTGGCCCACACGGACGTCAAAGACAACATTTACCCGCGCAAGGAGCGAGCAGAAAACAAGATCGACGGCATCGTGGCACTGATCATGGCCCTTTCACGGGCGATCAAACCGGGGGACTCGGTGGTGCTGGGATCCGACTACGAGCTGATGCTGCTCTAACGAGACGGCAGGCGCGTTTTCTGACACTACCGATGGGAATCTTCAACCTCTTTGACCGATTCAAAGCTTCCACAAGTGATCGCTCCCCATGGGGCGATTTCTTTTTTGAGCCTGTATCGGTGCGCAGCGTCTCGGGCATGCGCGTCTCGCCCGATTCGGCCATGCGACTGGCAGCGGTCTATGCCTGCGTGCGCATCCTGTCTGAGACCATGGCCTCGCTGCCCCTGGTTGTTTACCGCGCCAGGAAGGATGGCGGCAAAGACAGGGTGACGGATCACTGGCTCTACCGGTTGCTGGGCAAGAAGCCCAATCGGTACCAGAACCCGTTCGAGTGGCGCGAGATGCTGCAGGGGCACCTGGCCCTGCGTGGCAATGCCTTCTGCCAGATCCTGGCCAACGGCCGAGGCGAGATCACCGAGTTGATTCCCATCCATCCGGACCGGGTGCGAATGGAGCTGCTCACCGAAGGGGACTACCGCTACCGCATCCAGAACCAAACGGGTCACGAGATGGTCCTGCCTCGCGGCGAGGTCTGGCACCTGCGGGGCTTGTCCTCGGACGGATTGCTGGGCCTGAGTCCCATAGAGCTTTCCCGCGAGAGCCTGGGCATGGCATTGGCCGCGCAGGACTATGGCGCCCGGTTCTTCAACAACGATGCCAAACCCACAGGGGGCTGGATCGAGTTCCCTGGCAACTTCAAGGACGCCGAGGCCAAGCGGGTGTTCAGGGAGTCCTACCAGGCTGCCCAGTCCGGTGCTAACCGGGGCAAGGTGCTGGTGCTGGAAAACGGCATGAAGTTCCACGAAGTGGGCATCACGAACAAGGACGCCCAGTTCCTGGAGCTTCGCAAGTTTCAGATTACGGACATCGCCCGCCTGTTTCGGGTGCCACCGCACATGATCGCGGACCTCGACCGGGCGACGTTCTCGAACATCGAGCAGCAGAGCCTGGAGTTCGTCATGCACACCATGACGCCGTGGGCCGAGCGTTGGGAGGCTTCGATCGAGGCGGATCTGATGCTGGACGGCGATGAGCTTGAAATCGAATTCGACTTCGCCAATCTGATGCGCGGTGACGCGGCCAGCCGCTCGGCGTATTACCAGAGCGGCATCCAGAACGGTTGGCTCACCCGCAACGAGGCCCGCATTGCAGAAAACCTCAACCCGCTCAAGGGGCTCGACCAGCCGCTTCGGCCGCTCAACATGGTCGAAGAGGAAGACGCCGAAGCGCAGGAAGCTCAAAACCAGCCCACTGACGAATCTGACGCATCTGACGAAACCACTTCCGTCGGAATGCGTCAGCGTCAGGATCAAGACCTCCGACTGCGCAATCTCATTGAATCCAACGCCCAGCGTCTGGCCCGGCGCATCAGCAAGAAGGGCAGCCTGGACGCACAGGAAATCGCCCTGATCGCCCAGGCCCTGGGCTTGCAAGAGCCCGAGGTGCGCGTTTGGGCGCTATCTCAACCCACTACTGATGAACCAGTGCTGCTCAAGGCGCTGATCCAACTTGGAAACTCCACATGAACAAACACCTTCTTGTCTCCGAATTCCTGACCACGCCGTGGGCGCTCATGCCCGAGCGCCTGCAGGCCATGACTGCCGTGCTCACCCGCTGGTCCTCGGATGAGCCCCCGAGCGAAGAGACCCTGTTTCAGATCAATGCAGACCGGGTCTTGCGTGACACGCGCAAACAGTTCGCCTCAGATCGTGCTGCTTCCAATGCCGGAGCTGGCATCGCTGTCCTGCCCCTGTATGGGGTGGTCACGCAGCGCGGCAATATGGTCGATGACATCTCGGGGCCGGGCAGCACCAGCACCCAGAAATTCACGAGCGCTTTGCGCCAGGTCCTGGCGGACGACACTGTGGGCCAGATCCTGATCGACATCGACAGTCCCGGCGGCAGCGTCTATGGCGTGGCCGAGTTGGCCACCGAGATCGTCAAGGCCCGGGCCCAAAAGCCCGTGGTGGCCGTGGCCAACAGCCTGGCCGCCTCGGCCGCCTACTGGATCGGTTGCTCGGCCGGTGAGTTCTACGTCACCCCGGGTGGCGAGGTGGGATCCATTGGCGTCTGGCAGGCACATTTTGATTACTCGAAGGCGTTCGAAGAGGATGGGGTCAAACCCACCCTGATTTCGGCAGGCAAGTTCAAGGTCGAGGGCAACCCTTATGTGCCGCTGGATCCTGAGGCACAGGCCTTCATGCAGTCCCGCGTGGACGATTACTACAACGCCTTCATCAAAGCCGTGGCCAAGGGCCGAGGCGTCTCGGTTGCCGATGTGCAGGGCGGCATGGGCGAGGGCCGGGTGCTGGGCGCAGACGCTGCTTTGGCAGCCAAGATGGTGGACGGCATTGCCACCTTCGACGATGTGCTCGCTCGCATGCAAAAGGCGGCCCTCCCAGTGAAGCCCAAGAGTGCTTCCCGTCTTGGTCAGGCGCGCAATGCACTGGCCTTGCTTGGATAATCCTTCTGGTTTGCATTGTTCCGGCAAATTGCCGTACAATTTGCGTGAACTTCAGGAGAACCGTCATGACTGCCAGAGCCGCTGTTGCCACCTCTCGCTCACTGAAGCCTCAGTCTGCAAGGCTGGAGGCTCGGATCAGTCATGACCTGCACGTGGTCGTAAAGCGTGCGGCCGAGATTCAAGGCCGAACCATGACTGATTTTGTGGTCCATGCCTTGCAGTCTGCAGCTTCTCAAGCCATCGAGCAGGCTGATCAAGTGCGCATGAGCATGGCAGATCAAGAGGCATTTGCCAAAGCCCTGATCTCTCCTGCCAAGCCCAATGCCGCACTCAAGCGCGCATTCGCCAAGGCCAACAAGCTGCTGGCGGCTTGATGGCGGGCCCGTTTTCGGTTGTCCCGCTCGATCTCGACACAGACCGCTCGGGATTCGAGTGTGGCGTTGAACCGCTGGACAGGTACTTCAAAACCCAGGTCAGTCAGGACATCAAGCGTCGTGTGACTGCGTGTTTCACGGCACTGGATACCAGTGGCCGGGTGGCGGGTTATTACACGCTGGCCTCGGCCAGCATCTTTTTGACAGACCTTGCTGAGAGCTTGGCCAAGAAACTGCCCAGGTACCCCAATGTGCCTGCTGTTCGCATGGGGCGTCTGGCTGTGGATCAGGATTTCAAGGGTAAGGGTTTGGGGGCGGCCCTGCTCGCCGATGCCTTGCGCCGGGCAGTAACGGCAGAGATTGCTGCCTACGCGTTTGTGGTTGATGCCAAGAATGAAATCGCTGCCGAGTTCTATGCGCACCACGGGTTCCGTGCCACTGTGGACAACCCACTGTTTTTGTACCTGCCACTGGCAACTGTCAAAGACCTGGTCAAGCCAACTTGACCACGTCAGCACAACCCTGATATTTCAAATTTACAGGCCTCCGTAGAGGCCTGTTTCACGTCTGCGACCCGTTGGTCGCGCCTCAAACCGCCGCCCTGTGCTTGTTGCCTGGGCGGTTTTTTCATTTCTGGAGCAACACCAATGAGTAAGCAATTGCGCGAGCTTCAAGCTCGCAAAGCCACCCTGGTCAAGGACGCCCGTGCCCTGACCGATATCGCCGCTGCACAAGAGCGCGACATGACCGATGAAGAGCTGGCCGCCTTCAACGCCCTCAAGGCCAAGATCGAGGCGGCATCGGCTGCCATTGACCGCGAGGCTGGCCTGATCGCCGAAGAGGCGCACATGGCCAATGTCGCCCACTCGGCTCATTCGACTATCTCCCATGGCCAGATGGCCACGGTGATTTCCGTTACCGACAACCTCGAAGCCGACCCCAAGCACGGCTTCAAAAGTGTGGGTGACTTCCTCAAGACCGTGCGTCAGGCGCAAAACCCTGGTTCCTCGATCGATGACCGTCTGCTGATTGGCATGAATCGCGGTGCCGTAGCCCCAGCCTCGTTTGGCAGTGAAGGCGCGGCGCAAGATGGCGGTTTCCTCGTGCCCCCGCAATTCGCACAGGAAATCTTCCAGCTCTCGTTGGGTGAGGATTCCCTGCTGCCCATGACGGACAACGTCGAGATCACGGGCAACACCATGGCCTTTCCCAAGGACGAGACCACGCCCTGGGGCACCAACGGCATCCGAGCCTACTGGCAAGGTGAAGCCGCATCGGCCGTGGGTACCAAGCCGGTGCTGGGTCTTTCGACTCTGCGCCTCAAAAAGCTCATGGCCCTGGTGCCGGTGACCGATGAGCTGCTGGACGACACCAATGCGCTGTCCACCTACCTGCCTGACAAGATCGCCAGCTCCATTCGCTGGAAAACCAACGAGTCGATCCTGTTCGGCTCTGGCACGGGCCTGCCAGTGGGCTGCATGACGAACGCAACCACGGTGACGGTGGCCAAAGAATCGGGACAGACCACGCAGACCCTGCTGGCGCAGAACTTGGCCAAGATGATCTCGCGCCTGCCGCCGGGCTCGTTTGGCAAGGCCGTCTGGATCGTCAACAACGACGTGCTGCCAGCGCTCTTCACTCTGACGCTGGGCAACTACCCGATCTACCTGCCCACGGGCATGAACCCGGGTGGCATTCAGGTCTCGCCCTACGGCACGTTGCTGGGTCGTCCGGTCTTCGTCTCACAACACGCCAACACCTTCTCTTCTGTGGGTGACGTGCTGCTGGCCGATCTGTCGTACTACCAGACCATCACCAAGGCCGGTGGCATGCAAACGGCCACCTCCATGCACCTGTACTTCGATGCGGACCTCACGGCTTTCCGCACCACGTTCCGCATGGACGGCCAATCCAAGATCGCTGCGCCGATCTCCCCCGCCAAGGGCAGCACGACCATGTCGCCCTTTGTCCAACTGGGCGCACGTTGATCGTCCCCGCAATCTGAAGGAGAACTCTGATGTTTCCCAATGCAAAAGGCAGCGAACTGTTCTCGGTTCTGGCCACCATCGATCCCGCCAGCCAGGCTGTGGGCACTGTCACCACCGGCTGGATTTCGGCGGGCAACCACCACACCCTGCTGGCGCTCGTGCAAAGCGGCGTTCTTGGCACCGGTGCCACGTTGGATGCGAAGCTGCAGCAGGCCACCGACGCTTCTGGCACGGGTGCCAAGGACGTGACGGGCAAAGCCCTCACCCAGATCGTCAAGGCCACAGGTGACAACAAGCAGGCCCTGATCAACTTGCGCCCCGACGACCTGGATGTCACCAACGGCTACGCCTATGTGCGCCTGTCGCTGACGGTGGCTGTTGCGGCCAGCCTCACGGCGGCGCAATTGCTGGGCTTTAACCCCCGCTTTGCGCCGGGAGATGCCAGCAACCAGGCTGCGGTCGCGCAGGTGGTCTGAGCCTGAAGGTGGAGCAATCACATGCCCATGCAGTTGATTAATCCGCCCGCAGGGGAGCCCATCTCGCTTGCCGAGGCCAAGCTCCACCTGCGGGTGGACTTCGATGACGACGACAGCCTAATACAGGTCCTGATGTCGGCGGCCCGCCAGGCGGCCGAGACCCTGACCAACCGGCAACTCATCACCGCGCGCTGGCGGATGGTGCTCGACAGCTTTCCCGGACCCAGCCTGATGGGTGTGCCCGCAGGGCAGATCTTCACGCTGCCCGGACATGCTGTATTGCTGCCCAAGTCGCCCGTGGCGTCGGTGGTGGAAATCCGCTATCTGGACATGGCGGGCACCTGGCAGGTCATGCCAGCAGCGAACTACACCGTCGACAACGCCTGCGAACCTGCACGCATCACGCCCGTGTTCGGACAGATCTGGCCAATTGCCCTGCCTCAGATCGGGGCTGTGAGCGTGATCTTTGATGCAGGGTATGGCAATGCTTCAGCAGTGCCCGAAGGCATCAAGACCTGGATCAAGCTACGCGTGGGCTCTCTGTACGTACACCGCGAGGAGGTGGCATCGATGACACGAGGGCGTATTGATCCGCTGCCCTTCATCGATGGCCTGCTCGATCCCTACAAGGTACCCCTGATATGAACCCCATCGGAGCTGGAACGCTAGCTCGCCGCATCAAGATCCAGCGGCCCAGTACGGTCAAAGACAGCTTGGGCGCCCCCAGCCGTACATGGATTGATGTGGCCACCGTGTGGGCTGACATCCAGCCCCTGTCCGGCCGTGAAGCCGTGATCGCCAGCCGCATCTCGGCCGAACTCACGCACCAGATCACGGTGCGCTACCAGAGCATCTTTGACAACCCACAACAGGTGGCCCAGTACCGGGTGCTTTACAGGTCGCGGATTTTCAACATCCATTCGGCCCTGAACGAGGACGAGAAACGCGTCCTGGTTGTCCTGCTGGCCAGCGAGGGTCTGGACGATGGCTAAACATGAACGCTTCAAGGTCGAGGGCCTGGCTGAATTGGCCAAAGCCCTGCGCGAATTGCCCGACCGGGTGGCCAAGAACGGCCTGCGCGTCTCGGTCTATGCCGGAGCCAAAGTCATCCGCGATGAAGCCCGCATGCGCGCGCCCAAAGCAGCCGAGGTCCTGGGGCCCAACCAGCCGCCACCCGGAACGCTCAAACGCTCGGTGATCATGAAACAGATCCCTGAACTCTCCAGTCTCACGCGCCAGACCTTCTTCGTGACGGTGCGCCACGGCAAGAAGTTCCGCAAGCAGGGCAAGAAGGGCAACCTGTCTCAGGATGCCTGGTACTGGCGCTTCGTTGAGTTTGGCACTCGCAAGATGCGCGCGCGGCCATTCCTGCGGCCAGCCCTGGAAGCCAAGCGGCGCGAAGCGGTGCAGGCCATGAAGGACCGGCTGAGTGAGCGCATTGAGCAGGAAGCCAAGAACCTCTACAGGAAATAGCCATGCAGGACTTCTTTGATGCCATCAAGGATCTGGCTGGTGGTGAGGTCTACGCGCTTGTCGCCGCAGAAAACACCCAGTACCCGGCCATCGTCTACACGCCCATCGTGCAGGAGCACATCTTTGGCATCGATGGGCCGCATGGCTTGCAGCGCGTGCGCGTGCAGGTCGACACCTATGCCAGAACGTACCAGGAGGCCTTGCACCTGCAAGACCAAGTCCTGGCTGCGCTTTTGGCTGACAAGAGCACCGTCGCAGATGTGCGTATGGGGCTGTCCGAATTTGAAGATCAGGCCCGGCTGTACCGGGTGAGCGTGGACTACACCTACCACCGGCCGGTGGGTTCACCATGAAACAAGGAGCACGTGCATGAGCAGCACCGCAATCACCGCGCAGGGCATTGCCATTGCCCGGTTTGGCACCACCGCGTTTGAAACCATCCCCAACGTGGTCTCGTTCCAAGGCCCGGGCGGGCAGGCCGCCGTGATCGACGTCACCAACCTGGCCTCCACCGCCAAGGAAAAGCGCGTGGGCCTGCGTGACGAGGGTCAGTTGTCTCTGACCCTGCACTACAACCCTGACGATCTGGTGCATCAAGGCCTCAGAACCGACCGCGCCAACCGCGTGCGACGTCAGTTCAAGATCACTTTCACCGACACCAACCCTGCCACCTGGACTTTCTACGGCTATGTCACGCACTTCAGCGTGCAAGGCGGTGTGGATGCGGTCGTGCAGGCCTCCGTGACCATCGAGATCGATGGCGACATCACCGAGGCTTAAGGAGACAGACCCATGTTGACCCGTGAACAAATCCTTCAATCTGACGATCTGCCCCGTGAAACTGTCCAAGTCCCGGAGTGGGGCGGTGAGGTGCAGGTGCGCACCATGACCGGTACCGACCGCGACGCCTTCGAGGCCAGCTTGATTGGCAAGGAAGGCCGCCTTGAGAACGTCCGTGCCCGCCTGGTCTCGCTCACCCTGTGCGACGAGAGCGGCAGTCGCCTTTTTTCAGATGGCGACATCGCGGCTCTCGGCGGCAAGAGTGCCAAGGCACTGGACCGGGTGTTTGCTGTGTCTCAGCGCTTGAACGGCATTGGCACCGATCAGGTGGACGCTGCAAAAAACGACTGATCGCCCATCCCTCGCGGCGCTTTGTGTTCCGGCTGGCGCTGGCTTTGGGTCTGCCGGTGCGCGAGATGCTCGCATCGATGGGTTCGGACGAGCTGACTGAGTGGATGGCGTACTACCAGCTCGAGCCCTTTGGGGACTACCGGGCCGATTACAGGAGCGGTGTGGTGGCCTCCACGTTTGCCAATGCCCACCGGGCCAAGGATGCGGGGCCATTCAGGCCTGAGGACTTCATGCCTTTCCTGGACAAGCCCAAGGCTATGCAACCCCCAACCCAAGATGAAACACAGCTCAATGTGGCCCGATTCAAGGCCATGTTCGCGCACAAAGTTCGCGCATAAGGTGATGAAGCATGGCTGATATCGGCTCCCTGGTCGTCAAACTCGCTGCAGAAACGGCCGATTTCCGGGAGGATTTGGGCAAGAGTGCGCTGCTGTTGGAGCGTCACGCTGAATCCATGCGTGGTTCCTTGGAGAAGGTAGCCGAAGTCGCCAAGACCACCTTTGCCATCGCCATTGGAGTCGAGTCGGTTGGGGCACTCAAGGAGTTAGTGGCCCACACACTGGAAACGGTGGCCGCCCTGCAGGATCTGGCCGAGCAGACCGGGGCGAGCGCTACGGCCCTGTCCGGCTTTGCGCCGGTGGCCACCATTTCTGGTGTGGCCATGGAGCAGATCGGGGTGGGCCTGACCAAGCTCTCCAAAGGGCTGGCCGGGGTGGACGATGAGACCAAAGGCGCCTCGCAGGCCCTGCAGTTTCTGGGCGTGAAGGCCAAGGATGCGGGTGGCAACCTGCGCGATCCGGCCGAGGTGATGAACGACATTGCCCTCAAGCTCTCGAACTTCGAGGACGGGGCGGGCAAGACGGCCATTGCGCTCGAACTGTTCGGCAAATCCGGTGCTGGCTTGCTGCCTTTCCTCAAGGACTTGGCTGCCAATCAAGACCTGAATATCCGGCTCACGGAGGCCGAGATCGAGTCGGCCGAGAAAGCCTCCAAGGCCATGGGCCGGATGCGCGCCGAGCACAACTTCGTGGCCCAGACCATTGTGACGGCAGCGCTGCCAGCGCTGGAAGAACTGGTGGGTGAGCTCAAGGCCGTGATGCTGGGCACGCACAACACGGCAGATGCCATGGTCAAGCTGCGTGATGACGGCACGCTTAAGACCTGGGCGCAGGACACGGCCTACGGCATTGCGATCGTGATCGATGCGCTGCGCGGTGTGATCCAGATGGCCAAGGCGGTCATGGGCAGCTTCGAGGCGGTCTGGGCCGACATCGAGTTGCTCGGCACCTTTTTGGCCGGTGGCAAGGGCTTGAACCCGTTCTCCGAGGAGAACCAGGCCACCCTCAAGACCGCACTGGAAAAACGCAATGCGATTGTCGAGAAGGCCAACCAGACCTACGTTGACTTGTGGAAGATGCCGCTACTGGCCGACGCGATCAAGGAACGGTTCGATGCCATCAACCGGGGGGAGACCGAAGCGGCCGGTGAGGCGGCCAAGCCCAAACTGAACTACAACTCGGCCACTGGCGCGCTCACAGCTGCGGCCATGGCCAAGATCGAGAGCGACATCAAGCAGCTGCAAGGGCTGACGGATGTCGAGACGGGCCTCCTGAAGGACCGGCAAAAGATCATCGACCTGTACGAGGGCCAGGGTTACATCAGCTACAAGGAAGCCAGTGAAGCTCGCCTGAATGCTCAGCAGGAATTCACGGACCGTCTGGGCGAGTTGTATGCCCAGGAAGAGTCGATCCTGAAACGGGGCTTGGCCACTGTGGCCAAGACCACCCAGGACAAATTGAAGCTCCAGGACAAGCTCTCGGAGATCACCCTGCGCCGGGAAAAGCTCGAGCGCGAGGCCCAGCAGTCCAACCTCGAGCGCGAGATCAAGCTGCCGGGTGAAACGCTCAAGGACTTGCAGGAGCAGGTGGCCAGGAGCCAGGGTCAGCTGCGTTCGACCGAGGAGCAGATCAAGGTCCTGCGCGAGACCGGCTCGATCAGCGAGATCGATGCCTTGAGGCGCTTGTCCGATGCCCGCAAGTCCAGTGCTGATGAGCTGGCCGACTTCGCGGCCAAGGCCCGGGAAATGGTGGAAGCCACCCCAGGCAATGACAAGTTGGCCGAGTCGTTCAGGCGTATTGAAGAAGCTGCCCGTCAGGCGGCCGATGGAGCGAAGCTACTGGGCCAACGGGCGCTGGAGTTGTCAGACCCAGGCACTGGATTTTCCAAGGCGCTGCGCACCCTCGGTGAAGAAACCGAGCAGGTGGGCAAGCAGATGGAGGCGGTGACCACCAAGGCCTTCAACGGTATGACAGATGCGCTCACCAATTTCGTGATGACTGGCAAGCTGGACTTCAAGTCGCTTGCTACCTCCATCATCTCGGACCTGATCCGCATCCAGATCCAGCGCGCAGTCACGCTGCCCATGGCCAAGGCGCTGGGCAGTCTGTTTGGATTTGCCGATGGCGGGGTCATGACTTCTTCGGGCCCTTTGCCGCTGCGCGCGTATGCCAGCGGCGGAGTGGCCACCACACCGCAGTTGGCGGTCTTTGGTGAGGGATCCATGGCTGAAGCCTATGTGCCGTTGCCAGACGGCCGCTCGATCCCCGTGACCATGAACCAGTCCTCATCCGGGGGCGGGGATGTCTTCAACATCTCGGTCAATGTGGCCGAGGGTGGGGTGACCAGCAGTGCCGGTCAGGGCAAAGACCTGGGGCGAGCGATCTCCAGCGCAGTACGCCAGGAGTTGCTCAACCAGAAGCGTGCGGGTGGTCTGCTGGATCCGCGTCGGCAGTGATGTGTTGAAGGATTTTTCATGGCGACATTTACATGGATCGCCTCGATCGGGGCATCCCTCACCGTCAAACCCAATGTCCGCAAAGTTTCCTTTGGGGACGGGTACGAGCAGCGCCTGGCCTACGGCATCAACACGCAGCCGGAGGTCTGGTCGCTCGAGTTTCGGGGCAAGTCCACGGTAGACGCTGCTTCGATCGACAACTTTTTGCGAGCACGGGGCGCGGTGCAGTCCTTTGACTGGACCACCCCGAGCGGCATTGTGGGCAAGTTTCTCTGTGAGGAATGGAGCCGCAGCATCGAAGAACCCAATCTGGAAAACATCCACGCCACCTTCCGGCAGGTGTTTGATCTGTCATGACCAGCCAAGCCATCACCTCAGAAATTCAGAAGCTGGCCCCCAGTGCGGTCATCGAGCTCTTTGTGCTGGACCTGTCTCTCTTCAACGAGGGGGTGGTTCGGTTTCACGCGGGCACTAATGAGCTGCGCCGTCAGGTGGTCTGGCAGGGCAACACCTACGAGCCGTTTCCCATTCAAGCCGAGGGCTTCGAGTTCAACGGCAACGGGCAGGTGCCGCGCCCCAAACTCAAGGTGGCCAACGTTACTGGCACCATCACCGCGCTCATCCTGTCCTACCAGGACCTGGTGGGGGCCAAGGTCACACGCAAGCGCACGCTCCTGAAGTACCTGGACGCGGTGAACTTCGCCTCAGGTGCCAACCCCACGGCCGATCCTTCAGCTGAGTTTGCCGACGATGTGTATTTCATTGATCGCAAGTCGCGTGAAACGCGGGACGTGGTCGAGTTCGAGCTGGCCGCAGCGTTTGATCTGGAAGGGGTGTCATTGCCCCGGCGGCAGATCGTGCAAAACGTCTGCCCCTGGCAGTACCGGGGTGCAGAGTGCGGTTACACCGGCACCGCGTACTTCAACGCCAATGACGAAACCGTGAGCTCCCGAGCGCAGGACGCCTGTGGCAAACGCCTGGTGTCCTGTCAGAAACGCTTTGGCGTGAACGCCGAACTGCCCTTTGGCGGGTTTCCTGCAGCGGGGTTGATTCGGTGATGCTCGAAACCAACCAGACGCTGGCGCTGGCCCACGCTGCACGGGAGTTTCCCCGAGAGGCTTGTGGCCTGCTTGTCATTCACAAAGGCCGGGAGACCTATGTCCCTTGCCGCAACATCGGGGTAGGAACCGACCAGTTCGTGATCCACCCCGAAGACTATGTGCGCGCCGACCAGCTTGGCGAGATCGTGGGGGTGTTTCACTCTCACCCGAACCTGCCCGCCGAACCCAGCCAGGCGGACAGGGTGGCCTGCGAAGCCACGGCGCTGCCCTGGTTCATCGTGAGTTTCCCGGCCGGGCACTGGACCGAGCTGTGCCCGCAAGGCTATGTCGCCCCGCTGGTCGGGCGCGAGTGGTCGCACGGTGTGCTCGACTGCTACTCGCTGATCCGGGATTGGTACGCCCAGGAGCGCGGCATCGACCTGCCTGATTTCGCACGCTTTGACGAGTGGTGGAAGCGCGGCGGGAATCTGTATGTGGACAACTTTGCTGGCGCAGGTTTCCATGTGGTGGAGGCCTCCGACATGAATCCGGGCGATGTCTTGCTGATGCAGGTCGCATCCCCTGTACCGAATCACGCTGCCATTTACCTGGGCGACGGCCTCATCCTGCACCACCTGCAGGGCAGGCTTTCCAGTCGCGATGTCTATGGCGGCTACTGGCAAAAGATCACCACCCACACCCTGAGACATCAACTTCTGAATGGTCACGATTCTTCTACTTGGTGAATTGGGCAAGCGCTTCGGGCGACGCCACAGGATGGCAGTGGCCTCAGCTGCTGAGGCTGTGCGCGCCCTGTGCGCCAACTTTCCCGGCTTCGAACAAGAGCTCGTCGCCTCGGGCGAGCGCGGGGTGGGCTACCGGGTACTGTCAGGGCGTGACGCTTTGAGCCTGGAGCGCCTGCACGAGCCCAGTGGCCAGCAGCGCATCACCATCGCACCGGTCGTCTCCGGTGCCGGTGGCAATGGCTTGGGCCAGATTCTTTTGGGTGCTGCCTTGATCGCGGTGTCCTGGTGGAACCCAATGGGCTGGGCCGCAGCGGGCTCGTTCCTGTCTCAGGCCACGCTCTATTCGGTGGGCACTTCCATGATTTTGGGTGGTGTGGCCCAGATGATTGCTCCAACGGCTAAGGCGCAAGACCCGTCCGAGCGACCTGAGAACCAGCCCAGTTATGTTTTCAACGGGGCGGTCAACACCACGGCGCAGGGTCATCCCGTACCCGTGGGCTATGGCCGTCTCATCGTCGGTTCGGCCGTGATCAGCGCGGGAATTGATGTGGACGAGATCGCAGTATGA